ATGAAACTTATAAAGACATTTGTATTTATTTTTGCTGACAAAACTCTGTTTGTACGCGATAAAAATGGTGAAATTGTTTTGCCAACTGGTAAAAATAAATTGTTCCATAAAATCCGTGGTAATACAGACAACAACAATCTTATAAAAGAATTCAACCCTCAAATCAGACAAACAGAACTACAAGCTGGTATTGAGGAAAATTTTAAAATGCTGGAGATGTTCGCAGGATTTTCAAACGGCATTTTGACAGCACCTTCAACCAATTATGCAACGGCTACAGAAATGAAAAACAGTCTGAAAAAGACTTTTTCTTTTGTAAAAAAATTTAGGGAACGGATTGAAAGAGCAGGGCAGGAATTTTTTAACGCCGTGTCGGTCATTAGCAATCGAAATAATCTGGTAGTTGAAGGCAACTGGGAACTTAAATGGGATTGGTCATATGATTATATTGAAGAAAGCCGGGAAAAATTCAATCAATTGATTCAAATGGAAGCCGCAGGAATTGTTGACAAAGCTGAAGTACGAGCCTGGGGTATGGGTGAAGCATATGAAACAGCGCTTAAAAAAATTGAGCAAATACAAACGCCACCAATTTTTAATGAGTAGTGTGAGTAGTGATTGTTATGGATATTAGAAATATTGAGTACGCACAGACAAAGACCCGGCGCCTTTTTGAATTGTTGAACAAACAAAATAATGATGTGTTGGCAGTAATTTGTGAACGAATTGAAGATTTAGGAGCAAAAGACATAAACCAGTTAAAAAGTGTTTTGGAATATTCGATAAAAGATTTATCTAAAATTGAAAAAATAATTGCTAATACAAGCGGCAAATCTTTATCGGAAATATCACAGATATTTGAACAAACGGCAAAAGATAATTTGAATTTTGCTCAAATATTTTACAAGTACCGACAAATGCCACCTCGAAGTGAAACTGATGCCTCAATACGTCAGTTAATTCAAGCAGTATCAAGTAAGACCCAGCATGAATTTTTGAATATTACTAATTCAACAACAGTTGGGTTTGTAAATTCTGCAGGTCAGTTTAGAAATATTCGTTCTGATTATTTTTCCCTTATAGATAACGCTATAACAGCAGCAGTAACAGGCAAGGAAGATTATTATACAACAATGCAAAACGTTATAAAGAGCATGTCTGACAGCGGATTGCGTGCCCGATTTGAGGGCATAAACAAAAACGGAAAACCGTATGTTTACACACGCCGGCTTGATAGTCAAGTAATGATGAATGTACAAGACGGCATACGCCAGTTAACGACTGAAATACAACGGCAAACAGCCGCAGAATATGGCGCCGACGGGGTTGAAATAAGTGCGCATCCGCTTTGTGCGCCTGACCATTTAGGGGTACAAGGAAAACAGTATTCAAATGAAAAATTTGAAGAATTACAAGCCACATTGAAACGTCCGATATCTACTATGAACTGCCGGCATTTTGCATTTCCAATAATAATGGGCGTCAATCAAGCGGTTTATTCAAGTCAAGAATTAAAACAAATGGCTCGTGATTCAAACAAATATGTTAAGTATACAGATTTGCGCGGTAAAGAAAAAGAAATGACGCGTTACAGTGCAACACAAAGACAAAGGCAATTTGAATTAGAAATCAGAAAGGCAAAAGAAAAACAAAAGGCATATAAAACAGCAGGTGATAAACTCAATGCAAAAAGAATGCAAAAAGAAGCATTACGCTTGAAAAAACAGTATGTAAAATTTAGCAGTGAAGTTAAGTTAAAAATCAACGAAAAAAGAATAAGAATAGGCACATAAAAAAAGCCACAGCTGTGAACTGTGGTTTTTTTGTATCTGCTTATATGTGCCTCAATTACTTAAAATTATTGTAACACCTTTTTTAAATTTATACAACCTTCCCAACTGGAGACAGTCCAGTTTAAAAAAATGTTAGGGAAATAGGAGAGAGTAAAAATGAAAAACATTGAAACATTATTGAAAGAAATTGGCGTTGATATAGCCGATGAAAAAAAGAAGTCTTTTATAGACAGCTTTAATGCTGAATACAAGACAATTGCGGATTATACCAAGCAAACTGAAAAAATTTCAAAGTTAAATAAGGAGCTTGATGAAAAAAACAATGCCATAAATGAGTTGAATTCACAAATCAAAGAATTGAGCAATGGCACTGTTAAGTTGCAAGAGCTTGAAGAAAAAGTCAAAGAATACGAACAAGCAGAAAATAATCGCATAGAGCAAGAAAAAGTTATACAAATCGAAAATGAGCTAAAAGCAAGATTCGACAAAGTCACAGCAGATAAAAAATTCAAGCATGAATTTATCAAATCTGGCGTATATGACGTATTTAAAAAAGCTTTAAGCGATGAAAAAAACAAAGCTAAAGGCGATGGCGAGATATTTTCAGAGCTTGAAAAAGACAATGACTGGTATGAAAATCCACAAAAGCCAGTAAATATTCAGTCGACTGGTTCTTCAATGTCACAAACAAAAGCAACATTTCCAAACTTTTTTTAATTTAAAAATTTTAACTTTTAAAAACTTAAGGAGTGATTTAAATGGCAAGGATAGCAAGTTTGAATATTTTAAACACAAGTGAAGGAAAAGATTTTTTAGCTGAGGAATACGGCAAGGTCATTGAAAATGTTCAAAAAACAATGATATCGGAGCAAATGAAAAATCGAGACTTGAGCGGCACACCACAAAGTGGTACTGTTGAAGCAAAAAGATTTGTAAATACTTCAAGTCAAACTTACGGCACAGCACGTTCAGGCGGTAAAGGTGAAGCAATCAAGGCAAATCCTGTTACAATTGCAATCGATACAAACAAAGAATTAATCAATGAGGTTGAAGAAAAAGATACTGTACTTTATGGCGTAGATGGGCTTGTACAACGCAAGGCAACACAAAACGCAAATGCAATGAAAAGAGAGCTTGAGCGCGCATTTTTTGCAGAAGCTAAAACAAGCGGCACTAAAGCTACTTTAACGGCAACAACGGTTCAAGCACAAGTTGAAGAATTGATACAAAAAATTGAGACGCTCAAAAATGATTATATTGACGGTGTTGACAGAGACATGATTCACCTTGTACTATCTCCATCAGTTTATGGATAGCTTCGAACTTATCTTGATGACGGCGTTTCAAACATTGAGACAAACATTGAAGGTTTTGGCTCATATCACGGCGTTAAGGTTTACAGCTCAACATATTTACCAACAGACGTTACAATGCTTGCAATGATTGAGGGTGCAATTGCACAACCTGTTTTAACGTCACTTGATGCGGCTGGAAAAATTCCATTGAGTGACGCATACCACTTCGGATATTTCTTCTATTACGGCACAAAAGCTGTTATGCCTGACGCTATCTTTTATGTTTCGAATGCTACAGAGCCTGTTACACCATCACAGGGGGCTTAATAATGAAACTAAATAAAGACGGTTATATTTATGAAACAAATAATACATTCGTAATTGAGCAAATGAAAAAATATGGAGCGGTTGAAGTTAAAACAACGGTTGAAGTTAATAAAACCATTGATAAAAAAAATAAGTTAAAAAAATAAAAAAAGGTGGGTTATCATGTATCTAACATATAATGAGTACGTACAAAAAGGTGGGACACTTGATGAACCCACCTTTGAAAATTTGGAATACAAAGCTGAAAAATTATTAAATGAGTTTTGCATGGAATGGGAAAAACAAAACATCAAAAATTTATCTGATGATGATACGATGTGGAAAACAATCAAGCAGTTTGTATTTGAGGCAGTAAGTGACGATAATATAACTTCAATCAAAAATCTTGACCTATCTGTGACACTACAAACGACATCAGATAGCAAGGCAAAATCTGATTTATACGATCTTTTTGTAATGAGTTTCCCTCTTGAGTGGGTGAGTGTTGCTCATGAAATTTGATTTAAATAATTTTTGGGTTGACACAATCACGGTTGTAAACAAACTGCCTGCACGTTTTACCAATAACAAAAAAAACATGTATTTTAAACACGTTTTACACGATTGCAACTGGCACAATATTTCAGAAATGAGAGTACGCAATTTTGATACTCTCCCTTCAATCCGTGTTATTGTACAAGTGGCACGCGCGGGCAATTATGTGCCGTATTCAAAATGGGTTCAAGAACCTCACGGGTTAACTTTTTGCGTTGGTGATTATGTTTTTTTAGGTGAAATTAGTGAAGAAATTGACTGTAATAACATTGGCGCTATTTCTTTGAAATATCAACCAAATGTAATCAAAATCAAAAACTTTCAGGATGCCACATTGCCAGAGCAAAACTTTCCCAAAATCAAAAACATAAGCATTGCTCATTATCGTATTGAGGGGGCGTAAAAAATGAGTCAGACAATAACATTCGAATGGCACAAATCTAATGCTCAAATGCTAAATGATTTAGGTTTAACACGGCAATTAAATTCATTTATGGCTCAAACCGCCGCGCGTTTGATGAACCCTTATGTGCCAATGAAAAGCGGACTGTTCGGGCAAAATTATACGATAGATTCAAAGGAAGGCAAAATAATTTACAATTCCCCTTACGCTCATTATCAGTATTACGGTGAATTAATGCTTGCGCCAAATGGCAGATCATGGGCTCGACGCGGCGAGAAAAAACATTATGCTGGTAGACCTCTCCAATATTCAAAGCAAATGCACCCGCTTGCAACTGACCACTGGGACAAAGCGATGATGAATGCAAAAAAAGACGTCTTGATAAAAGAGGTTTCAGATATGCGAAAGAGGTTAGCAAAATGA